TTTTTTCTTCTCGACTTAGAAAATCCTTAATACTTTCTTTCTTGACTCTATTTGCAAAGGTGCCCATAGCTCGAGCATTAACTTTGGTAGTTCGATTAAGAAATTCAGCAATATTATTTTCAAGAAGAGTATGATCAAAACAACCATCTTTAAAGATAGAAATCTTGTACTCAGCTTCTTTTTGTAATTTGCACAATTCCAGATGACAAGAACAACCAAGTGGTAAAACAGTGCCAGAATATTCATTAACGTAAAAGGCAAATCTACACCTCTCACAATAAACTCCTTGACATCCGCATACTCTATGAATGACTCTAAGTTGTTTAGCGGAACAACGTTTACATTTTTCATTAAGGACGTTGCCAATTGATTCGTATTGATGATCGCATTTAGGAACGAACCAACGGTTATTATCGATCTTGTATTGATTGAATGACCTATTGTGCGAGCATTTGTGTTTAGCAGAATAAGTTTCCAATCTTTCAATGGCCGACATCTCGGGCGTTGTCAACATGTCCAAAACTGGGGATATTTCATGTCGATGCTTAACTCCGGGTGGCAATATTGTTTTTTGTCGAATAGTAAATTGCATTCGGGCATTTCTTTTAACTTCAGCACTCTTAGCGAACTCAGTAGAAACCGGCAAAACAGTAGGAACAGTATTCCTATTTTCTATTTCACGAGCTTCTGCCTTTGCTTTGTTCACATAATCGTACGTCCATTCTTCATTCTTTTTAATGCCTAGTGTATTCACTTCCGATCGAGCGTTTCTACACGCGTCTTTAATTTGTTTGCTATTGTGATCTTTAACAGCTTTCTTTTCATTTTTATTAAGTAAATCTATTTTTTTGTAGCAACTCATTGTGAATAATCGCAACCCATCACCAGTAGTGGAAACTAATGTCCGAACGAGTAATGAGATTGCAATGCCTGTCTTACGACGAATTTTAAACGAGTTTTACATTCCCTAACCATAATAATAAGCGAATAATGGTAATTAATAAAACAATATATAAACGAAATCAACATAGTCTAATAATTCTAAATAAATGATTAATGTATCTAACTAAAATAATAAAATAAATAAATAAATACATGAGATTGTTCCAAACTAAGAATAATATATTAAAAACGATATTTAACATAATAAACTTATTTGGGATGTTAAATATAAAATATATAATTTTT